ATATTTTATTTTACGTAAGTCGGGTTTACCTTCGGTATCATAGCCACGATATAAGATTTGATTACCGTACCGACTTACATTAGTATAAAAGCTTACAAAATTATTCATACAAATATAGTATCACAGATTGTTCATTATGTAAAGAAAAAAAAGGAGGTCTCTATGGTAGCAGACCTCGTAAAAGGTGGGAAGTTGGGCTCAGGGTTACCAACGACTTTCAGAAACAAATATCCTGTTTTATAATATCCTACTTGTACCCGCTCCTCGTTTCTCAATCACTTGACCGTTGATTCGATTCACAGTGCCTTTCTCCATTTGTCAAAGAGATACTCAGCCATTCCCGATAAGATACCGTCATATCTTATCAAAATTTTTAATACTTTATTTATACATTTCTGTTTTAAAGTATGCCAATATTATACAAAAATTTAGCCTTTAAGTAAAGTACTTTTCTTGCTTTTTTTGCCATTTATTTCAATAGTTCTAGGTTTCTTTTCATCAGGTATTACTTTACTAATTTCAACTTTAAGTAAACCATTTTCAAAAGAAGCTCCATCAACTACCATATACTCTCCAAGAGTCCATCGTTTTTCAAACTTACGATAAGCAATTCCTTTGTGAGTATATTCTTTTTCATCTTCACCTTTGTCACCTTTAATAGATAACACATTATCATCAAGTGTAATTGTAATATCATCGTTATTATATCCAGCAAGTGCTAGTTCGATGGTATATGAATCTTCTTCTTTATCATGAACCACATTATAAACGGGAAAGTTTGTATCGTGGTATTGAACGTGTTGTTCGAATCTATCGAACATATTATCGAAACCGATGAATCGGTTTTCAGGTTGTAGCACATTCAATAGATTATTGATGTGCGATGCAGTAAGCATTGTCATTTGTTTGCCTCCTTGTTAAGCAAGTTATATGTTATGAAGACCTCACTCGAGCATCTTCAAATCTATTTATATTAAGAATAGCTTCTTCCTTTAGAATTTCCTATGGAATATTTACTCTCTAAAATCCATTCATTTTTTTCACGATGTGATATAATCTTAATCTGTTTTAATGGTGCAAAACCATGTTCAGTATTATGACCTACTATATCTAACAACCCCCAATCAGATAATAATTCAGTTATTGTATTTCTACGTGCTAAATCATTTTCTGTTATATTAGTGGGTTTTCCATCGAGTGCAAATAATTCTTTAAAGTGAGTAATAAAGTAACGTCCTTGTTTGTGTAGGATATGACAAGATTGATATAGTGTGTTTTCATCTCTTCTAGATGCCACACCGATTCTTGTTAATGTTTCTTTAATTTTTAGAAAATCATCAGGCTCATTAAGTGATACTTCTAACATATCACTTGGTGACCATTCTATAAGTTCATCATTCATACAGATATTTATACTAATTATCTCTTTGAACGACCGCCTTTATCTAACCTTTTCTCTAAATCATTTATAGTTTGCTTATCAAATAAATTACTAACAGATTTAGCAACACTGCGACTATAACCAAAGTACTCGCAAATAATATCAATTTTTTTATCGTCATCTGCTTTTAACCATTTACTGAATCGTTTTCTTTTCTTCACTGTACTCTTTAAAAAATCGTATTGCATTTTACTATCTATGTGACAGTTAACATTCATCTCATTAGCAAGTAGAACTGTATCTTGAAAATAACCTAATCCTCGATTAACAATAAAAGGAACATAATCCTTTTCTGATTGTTCATCAACCATAAGGTTTTTCTTTGTCAAGTTAATTGAATTTAAATAATCAAACGGACTCAAAATATTTCAAACCAATCTTTTGGTGGGTACTTAAAATAGTCCCATACTTTTTCAAAGTAATAATGTATAATTGTCATTAGCACCGAAATAAATAATCCAAACCATGTTGCATGCCAATCACCAAACCATAGTCTAGCCATTAGAATACATATTACAATAGAAAGTAATCTCCAAACTATTACTTTTTTTGCTGTATCACCCATTTAAATCTTTTATCATATTTGCTTTAGTTTTTCTTCGGTCTAACTCAACACCAATGCTACGACCATATTCTTCAATTTCTTTTTTTGTCATTTGCATTAGTTCATCTGAATCTAATTTACTAGGTTTATTACCAGCCCATTCATCAATGGACTTAATTAACTTATCCAACCACTTCATTTTTTTCTCCATTAATTTTATATATTTCTATTAATTCATTCCAAGTATAAAAAGGTAAATCTAATTTATTTTTTTCGTAATACTTATAATCTATATTTTTGCTTTTTGGTTCAATATTAATACTATCAGTTGGAATAAATTCATTTTTTTGTACTATACCTACACCTTCATCAAATAAACCTATATTAAATATTACATCGTCTCTATCTATTAAGTCCCAAGATATTTTCCAAGTTGTGCCATTCCAACCACCCGATTTTGCTTTAGCAGGTTGTTCTCCAGCTCGACTTTCAGCAGTAGGTAATAAATCATGTAATATAATAAATCCATTTTCATTTAAACAGTTTAATGAATTATTTAAATCTATTACAACTTGTTCATATAAATGAAGACCATCAATAAATATAATATCAAATTTTTCATTGTGTTTTTGAAAATATTCATCACTAGTCATTCTCAATGTACCACCACGCTCAGGATCAATTCCTACTTTATTTTTTATTTTAATTTTATTGAAACATTTATCACTTCTACAACCAATTTCTAAATAACTTTTTGCGTTATTAATTTTTCTAAGATAATTAATTAAATCTATTCTAGTTGGAGGACATATCTGTAAACCAAATTTAACACGGCGATTGTCTACGAATGATTGATAAAAATTTTCTTTATTCATCTGAACCTTCTTCACTATATTCACCGCAACCTAATTCTAATTTAATTAATCTCTCTTCTAACCATTGTACATACGTCATAGGTTTTATTTTACTATATCCAGTCTTTTTTGTATTTTCTGTGCATATTTTTTTCATATATTCTTGGTCTTTATTATATTCA